ATATTAGAATGCAAGCTTTAATATATGACAATATACCTAGTGGTAAACGCGATGACATTGAAGATGCGCGCGCTTTATTCATTTTGAGTGTGGAGGAAAATCTACTCCGCAATGTGTACTTACATAAGTACGCACTTAGCGCCGACGACGCTAAGATTTTGCAGGAAATGTTCCCTGCCAGATATATATCAATGTCTGATAAAGGAACATACAAGTATTCTGACCACCCCATACTTGCTATATTGAATCAATATGCTAACGATGATGCCTCATCAATGCGCAAACGATTATCAGTTCGCGGTCCGACTTTGTCCATTGGTGACTCATTTAATAACAAAATTGGTTGTGATCATAACTGCCTCTTGCTAGATTCCAATCGTCAAGCAATGCGTTACACTACAAATATGACTAACGATGTACGTGGCCAAATTATGTCACATGCTGTTAAGACCGGTAATATGTCAAACGTTGTGTGCATGCATGGTTCGCAGAATTGCTTTTACAAAGCATATGCCGCCTTTGCTGTGCATTCATTGTATGATGTAACACCAGAACAACTCGTTAACATTTTTGTTAATCACGAACTTACTGAGATGTATGCGTATATGTATTTTCCTCTAATGTTATTTGATGAACGTTTAGCATCTATTGATAGTGATGTGTATAAAATGCACATTTCCACAAACGGTGAGAGTGTCTATTTCACAATGGGCGATCATTCTATCCCATATCAACACAATTTACCGAACTGGAAAATGTGGGCCACGCTTGGGCAAATTACATTTGCTAATAACAGTCGTGTCATTACCATAGAAAGACATGCTGTTCATGGCCCCTTACACATCCTGCACTTAACTGTTAGCCATAATTTTGGTGGTGCGATCCCTCTCAATATTCCATTGAGTTTCTACGCAAAAGACTACTACCTTGTTCCATCATTGGTAGAAGCAGCGTATTATAATTTTTCGCGCAAACAAGATCAATTGCAACACTTCGTTGTTCCCCGCAACGTAGTTGATGCCCTTATGGCTTATTCTATCCGTCAAAGTGATGAGGCCTTCCGTTACACAGAACTTGCAACGGTTGCCAGTGGGTACCTTCGTAGCATTAAGATCGGTTCACTGATCTTCGCTAACCGATGGAATGTGTCACCCACTGATTATCATAATATTACCATTTCCTTGTTCATTATTGCTGCTATACAACGCGCTGATCGCACAAGCGGTATCAGTGCGGCTTTTAAGCACTTGAAATACTGGCAAGATAAAGGTGATTTACCGTTTACTATACGGCAACATTTTTACGGCTTCCTAAATTTGTTTGAAAAACCATTTTCATCTGCAAAAGAAGCTAATCCCAATTATGTTGATAATATGATTAGTAAAGGCCAATTTTCTGATAACATTTGGGGTTACCGTGTGCTTGACGTTCAAGACTTTGTTGTGCAACACACGAAAACAGTCAATGTCGATTGTGACCCTGATGTTATTGAGAGGATTGAACATGTACCCGAACGCGTAGCGTCGTTAGAGTTATATGTCGACGATGACGGCTTTGATGCCGTGTCTGTTGATAGTGATAAAACTAGTTATAGTAACCCTAATACATCATCTGGGTTAAATGCTACACATATCACTACTGCTGCCGATGACAACACAGTAGAACAGTCTTATAATGAATCGGAGAAGAGACTGTCTGAACCAGACACATTTAGTGTTTATAGTGCGAACACTGCTAATCCACCCATTCGTGAGCGTGAACAACCTAATAATTTGCAAGAAGATTTACCCTTTTCTAACATAGGTGTTATCCCTGCAAGTTTTAAGGTAGGACATTGCATGATGCGAGCATTTTGGCTCGGGTTTCCCGACCATATGCGCCCACGCGTGTCCCATATGGTTGCCAATGTGTACAATTATGCATTAGGCCACGCTAATGAATTTGCATTTTCTGCCGTTGATGTTCATAAGTACATCATTCTTGGCGATTACAATTCATTGATGGGTGACTCAGTTTTTGATATCCTGTCCAATCTATACAATCGTTGTGTTCACGTGCACAATTTGGAGAATCTAGTGGATACTGTAGTAGGTAATGCATCTTTACCTGCACATCACGTCTACTATCGTAATCAGCATTATAGCCACTCAATCACCGGTGGTGCAAAAGACAAATATCCCGCTCTTTCTGCTGATATTAAATCCTCACGCACATTCCGTAGTTGTCTTGATGTAAGTGCTGCACCTGGTTATTTATTTAAAGAACTTATTAGCCAAAAAATTGCAAAGAAGTACACTTACGGTCATTATACTCCCGGTCTTCACGTTTGTAAAGATTACGTCATTAAAGGTAATGGCATTACATTACCAGGTTACGGCGATCATCATTATGCACCATATCAGCATTTTGACCAATTAGTCGCTAACAACACACATGATTTAGTTGTATGTGATGCTGCTCGCGCTGTTAACTCTGAGCAAATTATCAATGACTTTATCAGGTTGTTGCCACATTTTATAGAAACTGGCGGAGACCTCGTAATCAAATGCTATTCTAACCCGATACCATTGTTTAGAATTGCTTGCTTATTCGAAACTGTTACTCGACGTAGCTACATGGATCATGCCTCTGAACATTATTATATCCTTCGTAATTATCAGCCCACAATGAGTAGACTTAAAAACAGTTTTGAACGTATGTTGGAATTGTACAATCAACCTATTACTGAACATGTTATTGAATCCAACCCTAAACGTATTAAAAATTTTGCGCGCGATTTCTTTAAAGATATTAAAGTTGGTGCTGACATGCAACCTAAATACGCTGATTTTACTTTCGGTGTACATGCTATTACTGGCTTTGCTTCAGCTGCTAAGACCTACACAGCCGCTATGCTTTACCCTAAAGCAATGTTTGTCGCTCCTACGAAAGAATGTAGCATTATGCATAACACAGTATACTCTGTGGTTTCACATACACCACATAATGCGCTTTTGCATGCACATAAATTTGATACGATCGTTATTGACGAAATATCGCAGTTCTCGATTGATTATATCGCTATGTTGGCCAATTATAATAAACAAGCCGATTTTATTCTTGTTGGTGATGTTGAACAAACGCCTGCCATTGACTTCACTAAAGGTAAATTCTTTAAATCCGTTAAAGATTATGGTATTATAAACAACATGTATAAGGTTTACCAAATACCTCAAGATGTTTGTAAAATACTGAACGATAAATACGGGTATTATATGAAATCATCCTCTAAAGTTGTCAACAGCTTATATCACTCCAAGAAGAAAATTGAAGATCTTAATATTCAAACGATCTGCTTTAATGCCAACACTGCCGCTAGCCTCATTAAAAAGAACGTCAAAGCACGCACTATTACCGTTTATCAAGGTTCACGTGCTGATGATGTTGCATTTTACATTGATAGCTCAGCTGTTGTATCTGGCTTAGTTAATCGAGCTGAATGGATTTACACAGCTATGACTAGACATCGCGACAAATTGGTTCTATATGGCGATAGTCAATATATAGAACAGTATTTCCATATTAATGGTACAATGATTAGATCATATGAGGAGATCAGTGGTTTAACTGTTGTTAATGATACTGTTGTTCGCCCAATTGAATTTGATCCTAATCTGTTGCCCGTTATGTTACATAGTGATCAAGTTGAAAATGTTGCTTGTTCACCCGTTGTTGCTGCTGTTATTGCAACACAGGTCATTCAAACCGTCAATGAATCAACATCTGTTTCTGCTTTTCTTCAACCTGAAAGCTTGGAACCAGTTATGAGTGGTACATTGAAAGTTAACCTCGAAGACATTACACATAAATGTCGTACGTTTAAAGGGTATAAGTTAATGCCTGAAGTTCCTTTGGTTAAAAACCAAGTCTCTAATGACTCAAAAGAAACCATTAGGACTTTAATTAAACGTTATTCGAAAAGAATGAATCGTGCTGACCCTAAAACTTTTCGTATATTGAAAGGTGACCTCTTGAAAGGTCTTTCAAAAGCATTGTATGGTAATGATACGTCAATTCGTAAGTTGCAGAACGATCTTAAATGCACTGATAACGAATTACGATACCACTACAAGGAATATCTCATTTCTTTACAGAAGAAAATTCGCACACCGAATGCTAGTGCACTTAAAGAAATTGAACGTGAGTTCAATGAATTTGAAGAAGCATTGCAATTCGTTAATAAGAAACAAGCGAAATATGACTCTGAGGAAGGTTGGGATGCTAAGGATAAAGTTGGCCAAGGTGTTGCTTCGTCATCTAAACGAATTAATTTGATATACTCTGCGTACGCACGTGCTATATTACATAAAGTTAATGAAATCTCGCTTAAAAAGAAAAATAGTTCCATTCTGATGGCGGTCTTTGACAGCAATAAAGATCTTAATACGAGGTTTGTTGCCGCAATGAAAAATACACGCAAAAGGAAATGGTTCTGTGCTGATGTTAGTGAATGGGATAGCTCTTTTACCGCTGTCATGATGGATTTTATGATCGAGATCTATAAATATGCTGGCATGCCTGAATGGCTTGTAGATTATTGGAAACATTATCGTGCAGAATGGACGATGATTTACCACACAAAAAATGGTTCTAATAAACTATCTGGTAAAGATAAACAATTTTCTGGTAATCCTTTCACAATATTAGAGAATACACTGTGTAATATGGCATTAATGAACTTATTATACAACTTCGTTAATGAAGATATATCATTGTATAAAGGTGATGATAGTGCTATACACTGTGATTCCGCTACGTTGTCAGCTGACGGTGAAAGATTTCTTAAAGTTTCCAAACATCAAATTAAATCACATTATGGTGAAGTTGGTGATTTCGCCGGCTTCTTCCTTACTGATGATGGTATGGCGCCTGATATACTTCGGCGTGTTTGTAAATTTATTGGTAAAACATATCGTGACCAAGAGCATTTTGATGAAGCTGTACTTGGCGTTAATGAGAGTATATCTACTGTTTATGACCAACACTTTCTTAATGTTACATGTTATGCGAATGCGGTAATGTATGAGAATAAAATATCTGCTGAGCAATTTAAATCATTATATGGTTTTCTGCGTAATGCAAATAATATTAAATTTAATGACCTTACAGAAGTTTATCTCCCTGTTACGTCTAATTAAGCTTCTTCTACCTACCGCTTATTTTTCTGATTTTATACTTAGTTAGTCCTGTAATTAATATTAAATAGTCTTTGTTCAATTCGCTTGTCCTTGTTTGATTTATTTATTATGGCAAACACCACTGAAAGTAGTTTGGAGATCCTTAAGACTCCCACACATGTAGTTAATGCAGCAACCGTAGCTGGTGCTGCTTATGTTAAGAAAATCACACATCCACCATCAATGATACCAACTGATTATGCGGGTACACCCGATAATAGTGATGCTAATGTAGTGACAATTGAAGTTAAAGCTGAGTCAAATTTTCCACCAATTTTGACTCTTGGCATAACTGCTACCACTACGGCTACCACTAATCCATCATCTATGATGTTTGTTCAAACTAGTGGTTTGTATGGTAGCACTTATGTGTTCTTGCTTGACCCAAATGGTCGGTGGGTTCAACCCATTAATCAAGTTGGCACCGTTACTCAACCAACCGTGACGCAAGTTTGCCATCCAGCCGTTACCACGAGTGGATATAACTTCAACCAATTCACTAGCGATGTCTCTTCTTTCCGCGCTGTTTATGGTTCCAACACATACTACCTAAACGCAACTGATTTTAATAATCAAGGTACTGTTACTACAGCAAAGTTTCGACCATCACTATCAACTGCCACCTCTGAATCATTTCGTGTAATGGTCAACACCATGACACCCACTGAGGCTGCATCTTTTCTTCGTGCAATCAACATCTCTGTCCGCGCCATGCTAAATGGGAAACCATCTAAGCAGATTTTAACTGGTGATGATTATATGTATGAATTGCGTGAATTCAAGGATGTTAAAGATATTCCACCCTCTTTGTTCCTTATTCAATATTGGAACGCACCACCTGATTCCGTCGCTGCCGCACTCCCATTTAACACAAATATGTCTGAGTTAGTGAATGTCATGCCCACCGACGCTTCTGGTGTCCTGGTTATGTCATCTAAAGGTGCGACACGTCCTGCTAAAGATGGTGCTTTTGTTGTTCAACAACAAATAGGACCTGTTTCCGGATGGACTGATGTAACAACCACAGTTGGTGCGCAACCTGTTTTTCCAACAGGATTACCGATCTCACTCATTCGTTGCAATACTGGCATCGTTGGTGGTTCTACCTTTGCAACATTGTTTAGTCATCAAAACACTGGTAATAGTGGCACACCGTATTCTGGTGAAACACCATGGAATAACTTGGACTGGACCTTCACTTTATTTGAAGGTTTGACTGTACCATCAACTGTAGGTACTACTTTGACATCTGTACCGTACATCACGGTCAAATCTTTCAAAGGTTTCGAAGCTTCGCCTTACCCATTTAGCTCACTCTTACCGTTCCAACATTTACTGCCTATGCCTGACCCAGCTGCCATTCAAATGGCAGTTGGTATTATGCATGCTCGCCCTGATTCTTTGCCTGCCTCTGCCAATGATCTCGCTTCTATTGCTGCTACAGCTGTTAAGTTTATACCGACAGCCGTTAGCTGGCTTAAAGATTTATTCGGTTCGCCAAAGAAGAAGAGTGAAGCGATGGATAAAGCTAACAAATTCGTTGGCGTTAAGAAGGAAGATAAGAAGATTGAAAGTAAGGAAAACGGTTTATCTCGTCAAGTTGCTAATTTGACTAAATTAGTTTCTAGTATGAGTGCAAGCCGTAATACAACTACCTTACCATCTTATAATAATGCTAAGGCTTCCGAAAATCTTGCTGGCACCTACCGTACACCAAGAAAGGCATCATCTTCCGCACAGCGTAAACCACGCCCAAGTGCACCACCAATGCCACAACGTACATCCAGACCATCACGATCACGTGCTCGTAAATAATTACATGCACGTATTTGGCACTTGCCATGTGATAGCAACACATTAAAACAGAAATAACGAAGGAAAACGTTAGCTGCGAAAGCGGTGTTATGTATTAGATTATGTTTATTGTTTAACTTTAAACTATTCTTTACTTTCACTAACCAAAAATATTAAGTTGATCATTAAGTACCTAGCCGGTTTATCCGCGATCAACATAGGGTTTTTCTAGGTTTCCCCTTACACGCTCACTTCCGCGTGTCATTTAATTTATTTATTTGTATATTTCCTTTTTGCTTTATTTTCTGCAAGGGAA